TTCCGACCGAACTTGGACCGAGCTACATCAAGAACGCTGAACCAGCGCGGGGGCAAGAGCTCCCGCACAACTTCAGTCGAAATGCTGTCGCTCGCAGAGCTAAAATCAACAGTCGCGAGATGGCCAGAAACAGCCGCCTTGCAACAGTAATGCTGATTTACGCCCTGATTGTTCAAGTCCACACCGAATCGCCCCAACCGCCGCCGAATCATTGCGCCGAGACCCTTCTGGAACCAAAGGTTCCAGCCAGGCTCAATAGCAATGACGCGGTCGGTTTTTGAGTTCTTCGGCACCGTGACAACAACGTTACCTACCTCATATGTAAATCCATCATTCACCCTTCCTTGGGAGGTTAAGTGAAGATGACATAGAGGATAAGCCATAGAAAACCATGGCTTAATGAAGGCGTGCAGATCGCGTGTTATCCCAGTCTCTGACTGGAACTTATTGTAGGCCGAGACTTCTTCACCTTTTAACAAGGTGGAAACGCCCGGACCCCAATTGCATCGATCAACAAACTCATCAGCCGAAAACTCGCCGAGGATTGACTCTATTTTTCTCTTAGTTGCATTAAGCAACCAAGAGCTGGATTCATTGGTTAATGAATCCAGAAGAGGGAACCGAAAACGAGAATTCGTCTTGCCACAAAGTTCTTCAAACATGAGGAACTTCTTCATAGCAGCGTCTTTTTTCGACACCAAAAGGTGAAGAAAGTCGGATTTTGCTAAGAAATTCGTGGCAAGATAATCGAGTCTAAAAAGACTCGAGTCGACATAGTCCAAGGGACTAATCTCCAAAGAGGAGAGCTGGTCGTGCTCATCTAAAGAATAGAGAAGCCAGACAGCTAAACTCCGCGGAGTGTCGAGTGATGATAAGTAGTTGAGGATTGCATCGTCCGTAATGGACGAGCTAACGCGTTGATGCAGCAGTTCAACTGGCTGCGAATTACGAGACTTAGTCTTCATAATAATACCTTAATGAAAATTTGAGCACAATCGTTCAACACCGGAACTTGTGGTCCCGGGCGGAGGTCATCAATTACCAGATGGCTTCACGATCCTTAACGGCAGCAATCATCGCTGCGTTATTAAGGAGGTTGTAGACGAAAGTCTGCAGATCATCACGATTCTGTGTGGTGTCCCGCGTGTGCGTCAAAAATTCAATGGTGCAAGAGTCCTCATAAGCAAGGGTAGGAACCAAGAAGCTTGGATCCGTCTCGAGCGCCGGCATGCGGAACTTAATGGTAGTTTTGGTCATAGGATTGGACCGGGTCGACTTTCGTTGCGAAAACGTAACGACAGGCATCCCGAGTTCTACACCACTGACTTGATCTTTCCATTCAGCTACGCCATTCACAACGCCTTTTGCTGTGAAAGTGTG